ACGGTCTATATCCAAAATGGGACGGGCCAGCATTATTCAGACGCCGCTCAGAAGTTAGCCCTTCTGCTTGGGCACTTGTATATCAGCAACAGGATGTCCAAGAAGATTCTATTTTCGCCCCTGCGTGTGTCCAAGGTTCGGTCAACAGGATGCGCAAACGCGGACCTCTAAAAGCAGGTACGCCAGGACATCCTAAAGAACGCGGTGCATGGTATACCATTATGGGTCTTGATCCAGCGATGGAAGGTAATACCGCAGCAGTTATTATGACTGTAGATCGCAATACGCGTAACAGATACATTCTCGATGTTGAGAATATGACAGAACCTACTCCACAAAAGATTCAAAAGTTAATTGAAGAGTGGGTCAATAAGTACCAACCACAAGAATTACGCATTGAGACTAACGCCCATCAAAAGGCTTATGCCCTAGATGATGACTTGCGTCAGTACCTTGCCAACTCAGGGGTAAAGTTCTCCAGTCAATTTACTGGTAAGAACAAGTGGGACACATCTTTTGGTGTGGCAGCCATGTCTGGTCTCTTTGGGAGCATGCGTGGCAATACTCACAATAACGATAACCTGATAGAACTTCCTTCTCAGGATGGATCTGAAGGTATCAAGGCTCTTATCCAACAGTTAATCACGTGGAAACCTGATACACGCGGTAAGACGGACTGTGTAATGGCGCTATGGTTCTGTGAACTACGCGCTAAAGAAGTTATCAGTAATGCTCGGATTAACCAAAGCCATCTAACAAACAGATGGGCTACACGAAAGCAACTTGAGAATCGCTTTACAGTTAATGTAAACGATTATGAATTTGCCCAATACGAATAGGACAATAATGGCAATAGACATTGATGCAATTGCGCGTCGCGTTGATAACTTAAAGCAACGCCACGGTGCACGCGATGGTCGCATGGCTGATATTCTTGCTGTCCGCAAGGGTAGAATGACTGAGGTATTCCCAGATCTCTTCCCTGAAGGCATGTCAAATGCAATGGTTGCAAACTTTATCGATGTTGCAGCCCGTGACTTGGCTGAAGTATTGGCTCCACTTCCATCTTTCAATTGTTCTACAACTAACGTTACATCAGATCGTGCTCGCACATTTGCTGATAAGCGTGGCATGATTGCTAATAACTATGTTTATCAATCACGTCTACAGTCTCAGATGTACTGGGGTGCTGACTGGTACTTCTCATACGGCTTCTTGCCTATCCACGTAGAACCAGATTTTGAGTCAGAACTTCCACGTATCCGCGTAGAAGATCCAATGGGCGCTTATCCAGAGTATGACCGTTTTGGTCGTTGCGTAGCATACGCAAAACGTTATATGAAAACTATTGGCGAACTAGCCAATGAGTATCCAGAGTATGCAGGAGCAATCCTTGGTCAACTTGGATATAACCAAAATACAAATGCTATCATTGAAGTAATTCGTTACACAGATAAAGAATATACATGCCTGTATGTTCCTAGCCGTGGCAACCTAGTACTTAATCAAGCAAAAAATCTTTTAGGAAAGATGACAGTGCATATTGCACGTCGTCCAGGTATCGATGATGAAGCACGTGGACAGTTCGATGATGTCCTCTATGTACAACTAGCACGTGCTCGTTTTGCTAACCTTGCTATGGAAGCAGCCGAAAAGGCTATCCAAGCACCACTGGTTGTGCCAAACGATGTTATTGATTTACCTATGGGTCCTGATGCAATTATCAGAACTTCGCAACCACAATCTGTCGGGCGTGTCAAACTTGACATTCCCGCTGCTACTTTCCAGGAGCAAGCAGCACTCCAATCAGAATTACGACTTGGTGCTCGATATCCTGAAGGTAGAACTGGAAACATTGACGCCAGTATTATTACTGGTCAAGGTGTCCAGGCACTTCTAGGCGCTTTCGATTCTCAGATCAAGGCTGGTCAAACCATTCTTGCTGAGGTATTGGAAGATGTCCTAAAAGTATGCTTTGAAATGGATGAACTCCTTTTCAATAATGATAAGAGTGTCAAAGGTGTAGCACAAGGTACGCCGTACGAGTTAAAGTACATGCCAAGCAAGGACATTAAAGGTGATACTTCTGTTGAAGTACGCTATGGCTTGATGGCTGGATTAGATCCTTCTCGCGCTTTGATTTTCTCATTACAAGCATTGGGTGCAGATCTAGTATCTAAAGACTTCATTCGTCGTGAACTTCCATGGAGCGTTAACGTTACATTGGAAGAACAACGTATTGAAATCGAAAAGATGCGTGATAATCTTACTGCAGCAATTACTGCAAGCGCGCAAGCAATTCCTGCTATGGCAGCGCAAGGACAAGATCCATCTAAACTTATTCAAAATATTGCGGACGTGATTGAACGTCGTCGCAAGGGGGACAGCATAGAGGCTGCTGCGTTGGCAGTGTTCACACCACCTGTGGTCCCTGAACAACCAACTCAGCCAGAGATGGTTCCACCAGGCTCACAGGGCCCAGTTGAGCAGACGCCCCCGTCCCCAGTCACTCCTGGACAACCCTCTGGTGGAACCCCTCAACAACCACCACAAGATTTAGCGTCAATACTTTCAAGCATGTAAAAGGAGAAAACTCATGGCAACTAGTAAGAGACAATCTTCAAAAGTAAAAACCGTTGCTGATGAGAACTACTCTAAGTTAGATCAATACGCAATCGAATTACATGAATTCTACAAGTCATTGCGTAAAGCAGGTTTTACTAGCGATAATGCTTTATGGATACTATCAGCAAAGCAAGCGTATCCTGATTGGTTACAAGAAAAACCAACTAAAAGAGATATATTAGAACATTTAGAAGATGAAGACGAGGATTAATTATGGTAAGACAAGTCGTTTCAGGAGTTGGTAAGAACTCCTCACGTACAGACAAAAACCTCGTTGAACGCACACAGAGCATACAGCGTAAAGCAAAGATTCAGAATGCATCAGGCGCTCCTCAAGGAGTACGTCAAGAGTTACAAGCACTTACACAAGGTGATGCTACTGCCCAAACAGCAAGTGCTGTTAGTTCTGATATTCAACAACCTACTATTCCTGTATCTCAAACAGTAACTCCAATATTTGCTCCTGGTAGCGAGAATCTGCCATTTGCTGATGGTGCTGGTGGTAACACTGCTGGAAGAGGTCCAGACGCTCTACTTTCTAATTTTAACACACCTAATGCTGGTTCAGTTTTAGCACGCGCATTACACCTTGCAAATCCAACACCTTACACCAGTCGTCTAGTAAGACAGTTTGATGACCAAGGGATGTTTTAATGCCAATAGACCTAGGAATATACGGGCCTAATAGCAAACAGGGTCAGAAGAGTCTTTCAATCATGTCCAACACACAGGGGGACATGCTTGCTCGAATGATTAGACAAGAAATTGCTACATTCGACGGTACTCAGCATGCCAATTTTGAATCTATTATCCGTAAATATCCTCATCTGAGTCCAGATGTTGTAGTCGGTCTTATCAAGGCTGGAGCAAACGCTGACACTCCTGGTATTGATTCAGTTGCAAGCACTGATGGTATTGCACAAGTTATGCGTAATGCTACATACACGCAAAAACTACCATCTATGTACGCTAAAGATAAGTCTTTTTTATCTAAAATCAAAGATATACCTTATGCTGCTCTAAAAGGGACAACTCGTATAGGTTTTGCTGTACTTCGTAGTCCTTATGACTACATTACAACTGCAGCACGTGACGTTTTTGCTATAACACAGGGTGAAGAAGGCGCTGGCACGCAACTTGCTAAGGATATTAATCCATTAAACATTCTTGTTAAAAAGACAAGTACACTTGGTCAAGTAGTGCGTGATGTTTTTGACGGAACTCCTGGCGTTTCTACTGGTTCTGGATTCTTTGTAAGTCCTGAATCACGTGTTGGAAAGCAACAAGCCAAGGCTATGCAGTCTATGGGTCTTGTTAATGGACAATCTTTTACAATTGGTCGCGGTTCTATGGCTACTGTTGGAGCAGATCCAAACAGTACAGCCTATAAACTTGCTTCAGGAACAATTGACGCAGTTCTTAATATCGTTGCAGACCCATCTTCATACCTTGGTCCTGGTGCACTAGCAAAGGTTGGCGTTCTTGGTAAGGCAAAGGGTGGAAAATCTTTCGCTGCTAGCAAGAAAATTGCTCAAAGAGAACAAGAAGCAATCTTTGAATCAAACGTTCAGAAACTTAAAAACGATGCTGACTTAACACCTGAAGAGAAAGAGTTAGCGAAGAAAGCATTAGGCGTTAAAGGCACAATTAAGCGTGCCGTTGTTAACAGACTTGCTATTGCAGAGAAGAACGCAGCAGAGGCAGAACTACATATCAATGCTGCAGAAGCACTGGCTACTGGTAAAAAAGCAGGATTAGTTGTTGATGCAGTTGACCCAAAGAACGTTGCAAAAGCAATTGGTCTTGATGATCCAACTCTTGTTAAGTATGTAGAAGATCTAATTATTAGTGGCAAGCAAGATGAGATTGTAGATACTCTATCAACTCTTTCTGCTACATCAAGAAACCACGCAAACGCTTTTCCAGGTGCATTTATGGTAGATTCTCTACCAGAAGTTGGTAAGCCAGTTCCTGCTGCTATTGGAACAGATGAATTCTTTATCTCTCTCGTCAAAGAAGGCGACCTAAATATTGTCGACTTGGCACAGGATTATACAAAG